GGCATCAGTGGCCCCTTACTTCTGCGCTAATATTACCGCCCGAACTTGTGCCGGTGTAACTCAGCCGCACTTGTGAAATTGGAAAGTCAAAAGTCACTGTGGTCAAATCATTGGCCGCGCAGCTAGTCGTTTGCAGCGTTCGTACATTGCCCGCCGGGTCAACGTAGCTAAACGTTGCGGTGCCCGCCGTGCTTGGGTACAAAAACGCAACCATCCCGCGCTTGCAGGTATGGGGCATATTCGTCTCAATAATTGTAGTGATTGAAGTGGTGTAAGCTTTTGCTGCTTCGTAGGAACCTCTGGATGCCATCGGTCATTTCCTCCCTTTAGGGTTTAAGTTGCGGCGGCTGCCGATAGCCTCGCAACGATTCGATTTTAGCGGGTCGGGCGATGTAAGGAAACCAAAAAGAGCACCGCCCAACCCTGGCGCAGCCGGGTATGTTTGCCGCGCCTATCACGTAATTTCTCGCCCGCTGAAAAAGCTAAAATCAGCATCCACCGGCGGCGCGTTAACGTCCCAATAAAGCTTAACTTCTACAGTCTCGCCCTTTACCAGGTCAGCGCTTGCCACTGTCAGCGATACCACTTGATCATCATTAGACGAAGAGCTGTTAAGGGCTTGATTTAAGAAAGCGCTTGCAAGAGTCCCAGACGAAGAGGCAACAATTGCAACGCTCACCGTCCTGGCGCTAGCTGCTCCCAGCGAAAGGTTGGTTGATAGCGTGTAGGTGGAGCTCACCGGCACCGTGAACTGGCCGCTACTTGTGTCGTAGTTTCCGCCGTGGTCGTGAAGCTCTGCGTTAAATATTACAGGGTCGCCAGTGCTTCCAGATGTAAAGCTTGAACTCGTCCGTTTGGCGCTAAAGCTAAAAGGCTCCACCTCGAGGGTTGCGTTGTTAAAATATGAAACGCCGGTATTTGCGCTGCTCAAGTCCAAGCTGGCATAGACCGCATCACTTGGCGGCGCCACAACGCCGGTGATGTTCTGCCATGCGCCGGTCGATGTCAGGTTGGCATTGTACACCGAAGTGCTCGCAGTGCTCGCCGCCGTGCGGTCAGCTTTCCACCAATACACAAAGAGCTTCATGTTCATTGCTGCCGCTTGGCGGTAAAATGCCGAAGCGCGATACACTCTATTTTTATCAATAGGAATTTTCTCAGATATCAACCGAACGACCGTTGATGTCCCCAAGGTCTTCACAGCATATCGGCCATCGTAAACCACGGCCTCGTTTTTGATAAAGTCGGTTCCAGGTGTAGACGTTGTCACGCTCCAACCTGGGGGCGCCGCTCCGTTGTTCGGGTAAGTTGTAAAGCCCGTATTCCAGATTAAATCTTTACCCGGCGCAAAGGCTGTTTTGTCTAGCTGCTCAACTGATACCTGCCCATAATTTCGCAGGTCAACAACAGAGCTGACGCTTGAGCCCCCGGCCACAACTTTGGCCAGCCTAATTTCTGCCGGTGCTAATGAGGGCTCTGCTGCGCCGGTGGTAACTTCCTGCACGTAGTAGCCGCTCGTCATCGGGTTGATACCTATGTAGGAATCTTTTGAAGCGGTCACTGTAAGCGCCTGCGCTGCGTCTGTTTCGACTCTAACGCCTGCGGCTGATACTGCCCCAGCTGCCACGCTGATCCCTAGCCCGCTGGTTGCTGTGACCTGTAGCGTTCTCGTTTGGTTATCAATGACCGCCCCGTTATCGCCGCCCGTCCTAGCTGCGATAAACTGCGACTTTGGAACCCTGCCCAAGCTGGTTGAAGCTGCAACAGGTGTTTTTGATGTCACCGTGACACTCGGCGCGCTGCTGGTTGTGGCATACGTGAGCTCGAATACAATCCCTATTGAGTCGCCTATGGGCGTGACTTCGCGCTTGGTGACCTCGAACTTGGTAGAGCTATCAAGGCCATCCAATCCGAGCGCGGTTGATAAGAACAAGTCAGAGTCTAATGATACTAGGTCGGCAATCTCGACGTTTAGATGCTCGAGCCCTGTTGATAATACAACACGCGGGCAACTGTTTGAGAGTCGCTCTAAAACATAAACGCCATAATCAAAGGCGATGGTTGCGTCTAAAACAGCTTTGACGCCAGCCGCCGAAGCTTCAACGCCGCCCGCCTCTGTTCCGGCAAATGGCCGAGAAACTAGGGTTGTGCCGAGACCTACAGCGGCGCCACCGGTTCCACCTGTCAAGTTTCCGTCGTGATCTCTTTTAGGGAAAGTTATCTCAACGGCTGTTCCCGTGAAGGCTGTCTGGCTTTTTAAAACTTCTGTTCGGTATAATCCGAAAAATGGCCTGTCTGCCGATAGCTTGGCGTCAGCGGGTTGAGATCCACTGATAAGCGCCCTGGTTCCGGTGATGCCCCCGTCTGAAGCTTTGCCAAGAAAGCTAGTAGTGGATCCTGTTAAAGCATCATCGAAGACTAAAACAGTCCCCGACAAATAATTGACAGTATGAGAGAAATCTGTGGCCCCGAAAGCTGATTCAGAGGAAGAGTCAACTTGAATCAATGCGTTCCCGTCGTAAATTTTACCAAAGGACGTTTTTACTTCCGTGATTATATCGTTAGACCCTTCCTCTTGGTCAAAATCGGTGTAATCGCTTGCAGTAAAGTGCTTGGTGGCGGCTTCGCTTGAATTGTACCGGCTTATTTTTATATCACCGGTTCCGGGGTCAATTATTAAGGTCGATCTTGTCATCCTCATGGTTTCATCGATAAACGCTTCGACGCTTATTTCCTGAGAAGATCGGCTCACCCCTACAGCTGAAGCGGACATTATAGCGTCTTCTTCTAGCACTGGAGGAAGTGCGCCATCATAACTATTATAGAACACAAAAGAGCTGTAATTATAATGCGAGATATCAGTGTGATTCGACGGCGTGAAAGATGCTGTATCGATATCGCCTGAATCAACGCCGCAATCTTGCAGCATCTGAGAAAGCGCCGCAAAAGGGTGCTCGTCAACGTAGGTTCTAAAGGTTTTAACGCCCTTAAATTGATGCGTAAAGGCCTGAACCTTGATTGATATACCGCCGGGAATAGGTAGAACGGACCCAATAGGGCCTCGAAATATACTGACAAAGTCAGATAGGGCCAGCGAAGCGTCGCCTAGCTTTATGGTGGCAACCTTGCCCCTGAACTTCTTACTACCTGCGAGCGCTCTAATCTTTCCATCGTCAAAGAGATTAAGCGTCATCTCTCCATGCTGCACTTTGCGCGTCACGGGGTCCACCGACTGGGCTATAGATGTAACCTCACTTAACAGGGCATCGCCTGTTACAGATGCATCTAGAGCCTCTGTGGAGTTGTGGAAGTCCATCGTTGTACCGCTCAAAGCAATAGAGCAATGCACAACAGGCTGGACCGTCGACCGGCTCATGGCTTTTATAAATGCGGCGCTTAAAGTGTAGCTCATTGATTACTCACGCGCCAAAAACGGCGGTTGCTCGGTCATCGCAAACTCTAAAACGCGCTCGAATGGCCCAACAAGCGGAAAGTTTAGCGCGCTGTCTACCATCGCCATTAAGTAGGCTTTCGGCGAAGAACTCGGCGTTTCAATATAGACGAAGTTTCTCGTGCCCTCTTCGGTCGCTGCGAACCAGGCATCTATCACAGCAATCTCAGCGGCTGCGCCCATGCTGCTGCGAAAGCTTCGCGCAGCTTTGCCACGGTTTAAAACGTACCGCTTGAGCATACCCGTATTACTGACAAAATCAGTCACCGCTGAGGCCTGCGCTTTATTGTTCCAGGGTAAATCTGGGTTGCGTTGCAGCTGGTACCGATAGCCCAGAATTATTTCTCCCAGCTCTGGGTCCTTGCTGCCGCTATGAGTGACAACGAGCCGGGCATATAAAACAGAGGAATACCTTTGAGCCGTTCCACCTGAGCTGTAAGTGCTCGAGCCGCCCTCACTGTTGAGGTTGGTAATCAATATGCGGTTATCAACGGCGCCACTTATCGTATATTTTGCAATCTCAATTTTATTAGTACCGAAATCAGCAGCGTCAGCTATTTCTAGGGCGACGCTTGTGATTGATATCGAGTTGAAGTTGTGCCCCAGAATCAGCAGGGTATCGAAGCTGATTGCTGTTGAGAAAGTAAAGCCGTAATATTTCGGGCTAGTCGATGCCACCCCAGTGGTGCTTGTCACCAAGTTGCCTATGTCATCGTAGGCACGAGCGGCTGGCTCTGCTGGCAAGGTAACGTCTGTCCCGGTTAGGTTTCCGGTTGTTGTCCAATGCGCCTCGCCCGGGTTGCCTGCCTGCTGAACCACCAGCAAGGGCTTATCAGCATTGAGGCCGGTGGTCTCTGCACTTGATAGCGCTGCCGCTGAATAGGTCATCTAGGTAATCCCCTGCGCGCGCAGGTCTCGAAGAGCTGGCAGCACGTTTTGACGAACAAACTTCTTCATCTCTGCTCTTGAAGGCGGAATTTGAGAAGTCAGCTGAATGTTCACGCCGCCTAGGCCGCCTTGTAGCATCTGGTCGGTTTGGTCTTTGGTCAACACAAATTCGCCGGGCTGAAGCAATGCGGGGACGCTATCAACTCCAACGGTTCCGCCTGTTACAAAGCCACCTTGAGCGAATTTCTTGGGCTCTGGTAGCGTTGACTTTAAAGAAGATATTGCAGCAAGAGCCGCAAGGCCTGCCGCCACGCCTACCGCTAAACCAACAACAGGAATAC